GTCTTCTCAGGTCACCCTACTAGAACGACTCTTTTCAATACCCTCTGATCGATACTTTATAATCGATTTGCTTATAGAGACGTCGACCCGCAAATATTAGTCTTTGCTTCCGGCGATGACATACTATGTTTTACCCCTATGTATTAATAATCTTAGTGACTTATATCTTCTTGTATAGGAGCTGAGATGTGAACCAGCGGCCTCGGTTAGTTACCGAAATCACTCGCTATAGGGAATCTTTCCTAACAATCATTTTTGTCCCGTTATTTGTACGCTATTAACGGTAATGTAATTTTAAGTCGAGATAATAATAAATTATTGAAGTCAGGTCTCCTCCGAGCCTTGAACTGTCCCCTGACCTAGTAAGATTACTGAAAAGCTTAAATGATAATGGAAGATTATGAGAATAACATGTTGACGACAGACGACCCCATATGGAATAAACATAGAAATCTCTATGAGAATCTCTCCATAAAGAATTTCGATCTTAAATCCTTGAACAAACTCGACAATGTTTACTCCCTTCGTATGAGAATTAATGATTACACATACGATGACAAAATATGCTTGTAGTCATAACGCCTTTTTGATGTCCGATACGATTAGGACCGTTTGGATACCTTTGCTCTTGAGCTTAGGGCTGGAGGTTTTCATCATCAAACCCCATTAACGCATAATTAAATTATGCAATAAAAGAAAAATAAACAACAACAATAACCATCAAGTATTAACAAAGTCATATCCTAAACAGCACGGCAAGTCGTTTAGAGTATGCAAAATTAGAAATAGTAAAAGAAAAATACTAACGGAAAACGCAAAATTAAGACTCTTAGTCTCGCAAACTAATAGGCAATATACGGCGCTGCTCCGTTTATAGACGATAATGATAAAAATTACCTTTATCTTAAATAGCTGGCCGATCCTTTCTCTATATGAGGGATAAGAATGCCCACAGCATTCTCAGCACCTACTTAAGTGAAGAACTTACACGGGTCCATCACAATAAGCGCTAACGCAGCAGGTTACGCTAGAGTTTTTATGAGTATGTACGGCGGCAATATAGCCGTGTACAATGATGCTACTCATACCGAAACAGTGCTCGGACCTGTAACCGTCCTTCTCGGCAACGACGCTGACTATTCAGCCTCCAGTTACGTCAGAATATGCGCAGCTGGATTGAGGCTCAGAAGTTTAGCATCTAATTTGAACGACGCAGGAACTATGTAAGCCTACTCTACAATATTAGCTAATAACGTAGCTAATTATGATGTGTATAGAGATAATCCTAACTAATACATATATAGTAAGGGATCTACAGCTTAAGTTTTGTATTATCCTTACGATATAACAGATTGCGGTTTGTATCCACCTACAATGTCCGCGGTTCCTAGATATACATGTCATATAGGATTCATGATAAAAGGAGCACCTAATATCTCATTCGATCTTGAGTACTCTTATACTTTTGAATACGTTTCCTCGAATAACACCGACCTCGTGCCTTGTACCTACGGTCCGGTAGGAGAAGTCAGTGAGATTCTTAGTACCGAGAATAATCTCAACAGAGCCA